AACCCACCAAACGATACACTTCGCCACATAGTCATCACGGAGCGCAAGGTACACACCCGACAATGAACCAGCCTTGAGTTTAGCCATAAGCGAATCGCCTAAGTATGGTTGTACCCATTTATCTTGAGCGATATACATTGCAGCCTTGATGAAATTATCGTCAACCGATTCATTCACGTTGGTCATTTTCTTGATGTACTCAGTCGTGGTGAGTAGTGTTTCTGCGGTGATTGCCATTTCGTTATGGGTATAATAGTGAGCCTCTTGTTGGTGTTTTGATTGGTGCTACTGATTCGACACCTTTACGTTTTACATACGGAACATTGGCAACCCGAACATCGTTTTTCAATCCGTCATTAGGTAGTACCTGACCATTCGCTGCACGTTTTCTAAAATAGATTTGACGCTTCCAAAAATGGTGGCAGAAACATCCGCCTTTCCACTGAAATAAATCGTATGTAGACTCGCCTTGTGGCGCAAACTGACCGTTTATTCCAGCTTCGCCCATATCTTTTATGTCCTCATATCGGAATACTTTGCCCGCAAGTGATAACGCTACCATTCTTTTGCAGAATTCACGGCTATCGGCTGCGATATTTTGCGAATAAGCGTATCTGAGTTTGTATAAACCCGCATCACCCCACTTAGATTTCTCGTCACCGTTCGCGTAACTACCTTCATTGGCAAAGTTTAGTGCGGAAAGTCCGTCTATGGATTGAAGTTCTTCTTCGTGAGTACCTGCCGATTGACATTCTGATACGAGTTCCCATTCTTCTAGGTCGACTTCTTCTGCCGACTTATCTAGGTGGGTCAACCACGCTTCAGATTCGGCTAGAGTGATGTCACGGCTTTTTTTTTCAGCCGATAGTTTTGCCGCGATTGGTGCGACTATGGGTTCATCAAGTGCAATCGGTGTATTTGGGATAATCTTAATCGTACCCATATATCCAACCGCTTGCAAGATTTCTTCGAATCCGTCAGTTATTTTGCGTTGCTTCGGTTCGATTACCTGCGAGTTGAATATCCGCAGTCCCGTTTTCATTTCATCGGTGTTGCTAGATAGCCCGTTACCCGAATCAGCCACACCGAACAGTCGCGGAGTGGTTACACGGTGGCCTATCATTACTTGTTCCGTTGCTTGGCGGTATGACATTTCGTGAAAGGCGGTGTTTGCCTCAGTCATTGGGAATGCTTCGATTTCGGTAGTCTTATCGCCACCGTCCGAGTATAAACCAATCCATTTGCCCGTATTTCTTGCGCCCGTCAACATTCGGTCAATCTCAAATTTGTTCTTCTCCTGATCTTCCGGAGATGGAACGCCTGAGCGAAAATTAAATATGATGGATGGGAATAGTCCGTTCAGATACGAGTTCACATTGTACAAACCAATTTGCCTAGCCGCTTCGATGAAGTTTACCGCAGACCAATAATCAGGCTTTGGATAGAATTGTGTGCCGTCAGTCGGTTCGAAGTAGTAGTAGCATTGTTTCGGTATCGCTTCTTTTGTCGCTGAGTTGAACAAGTGCATAAAAACGGGTTTGTTCCGCTTCTTCAAAACATTCGCCCAATCTTTTGAATACCAAACGCCCGTAATGTTTTCGGTTTCTTTGTCAATCGCCAATCGACAATTTACAAATGGCAGGTGGTTAATTTTAGCTATCGACTTGCGGTCTAGTGAATAGATTACTTCCAAATAGTACCCGCCTTGTTTCTTCAAGTCGTTAGCTACTGCTGGAAGTATTTGGTCAAGGTCAAGTTCATCTAACATAACTTGATTGTCACCCGTCACACCTTTACCGGCTATCATTTCAGCGATTGAAATACACAAAGCACCGTGAACGGGTGATGACTGAGCGAGTTCAATCAGGTAATTCGGAAACGCATTATCTGTTCCGTACAAAAGGACACCGTTACGATCTTCCTTTTCAACACCCGAAACGGGCGTGTATTCGGCCATCTTGAAATTAGCTAGTGATGTCATCGGGTATGGTTAAATCAATCGTTTCAAAGTAAACTGTATTGTCGGTAAATATACACAATCCCATTTCAACTTGACCGACTACACTTGCATCAGTCGGGTCGGTGTTGCTATCTGAGTTCTGACCGTACACTTCGTAGCGATATCGGCCTACTTGCGTCAATCCTACCGTTGTCAATTCGATTTTAGTCGCTCTTGTGGATTCAGATACTATCGTCACGACTTGCGCCAATGTATCACCCGTATTAGAGTTTTCTTCGCGGGTTAAAATCAAAAGGTAATCGGTAAAAACAGTATCATAGTATTGCCTACCTTCGTCTAAGGTCAAGTACACTATTTGGTCGGCAGTATTTGCGAGTAAATTTATCATCTTAAAAAAAAAGGCGGCAATCTAGCCGCCCTTTTAAAGTTGTGTTGGTTTCAATTATGATCCGTAACCTGGAGATACCGTAATCGTTCCAAAGTTGTCGAAAGGTTCTGAGGTATAAGCCTCAAGGTAGTTTGCTGGTATTGGTTCTTCTGCGGTCAAAGTAAACTCGTATCCGCTAAAGTCACCACGAGCAGCACCACTTCCCCAATTGGCAGCAGATAAGTAAAGACCTGATTCACGCCCTACGCAAACAATCTTATCGACTGTGCCTACTGCGGTGTAAAGTCTTACGAATGCAATCAGTTTAGCTGCTGCAAGTTTCTTGAACTCCAATCGCTTCAATGCAGACAATGCGCCCATTCTGAACACGATTGTTTCGTTATAGAAAAGAGTGCCGTTTTCTGCTGATGGTGTAGGTGCTTCAGTCCAAACCAAAGAGTTCTTCAATGGTGTGTACTTAAATATCGTAGCGGTCGGAAGGAGGTCAATTTCTTCAGTCGTTACATCAATCGTAATTCCGGATTGGAAGTCTGACCAATTACACAATAGAATTTCTTTTGATCCGCCTAGTCCATCAAGACAGTCAGAACTAAATCCCTGAGTTAATATACAAGCCATTTGATTTTATTATATTAAGGGAGGTTTGACCCTCCCATTATTAATTCAGTTGATTAAGAAAGTCCAGGTCCGTAAGCTGCAACATCAGCAGTTACCGCGATTTGGCAACCGAGATAGAATCTTGCACCGTAGCGAACATTCTGTGACCCGTCTTTGTCTTGCATATCCAAGATGAACACGTTGTTCATGTCAGACGATACCCATGTACCGAACCAAAGATTTGATTTCTGAACCATGTACATTGTGTTTGCCGCGATACCGGGACAAATAGCGATGTCGTAAAGTCCTGCAAACTTTGGCGTAACTGCTGGCCCTGCCGAAGCATACCAACCATTACCCGCAGCCATTTGTGATTGCATAAACAACTCCCATGAAGTCTGATTCATGTAGATTGTTGGCTTCTCTGCGCTTCCTTTAACCGCGTTTGGAGATTCACCAACAAGCAACCATATTTTGGCTTCGATGTTGGCAGCAGTCAATGCAACCGGAGTGGCTACAAAGTTGATGTCAGAACCTGCGTTGGTGTCGATGATTGTGCCGAAGCCATCATACTCGCCCGTTGTAGCGTTCACACCCTGCCACATAATAGTTTCGTTATTTGCAGCAATTCCGCCCGTCAATCTTTCGATTATCGCGTCTTGGATTTGTGTGTTCACACGTCCCGCCATTACATCAGCCGCAGACCAATCTGTGAAGAAGTCTTTCTTACAAATTTGGCGTTGAACTTGAAATTCTTCAAGTGTCAAGATGCGTTCAGTAAGTGTAACTGTTCCGGTCGGAGTGAAGTCACAAGTACCAGCCGCGAAAGTCACATCGTCATTTATTTTACGAGCGACAGTTTTGTATGGTACGTTTTGCTTAACAGTAACGTATTGCATAGATACGTTCTGAAGCAATGATTTTGCTACGATTTCACCCGCCAATTCACCGGCATAGGTTGTCGTTAGTGAGAGAGTTGTTGCCATTGTTTATTTTGGATGAAATTAATTTGCTTGATTTGCTTTTGCGCGGATACCGTCCATAAATTCAGACATATCGCTTGATTTTGATTCTTTTTTGAGTTCGATTGGAACAACCGTTGCAGTCACACTAACCGCAGCAGCAGCCTTTTCGAATTTTGCACGGAGTGTTTTTTCTGCGGTGAAGTCCTTTTGCATTTCTGAGAATTTCAGATTAGCGGAATCACGTTCGATTGTAACGGCTGAAAGTTTCGATTCAAGGTCGGTCACACGGGTTGCGAGTGAGTCGATGATAGTCGATACTTCTTCTGTTGACATTTCTGCCGGTACTTCTTCGGCTGCTTTAACTTCAGCGATTTTACCTTCTGCGTCTACGACAATCATTGTTCCGTCAGCCATTGCATATTCGCCTTCGGGACATGGAATCGCGTCACCCGCTTCGTTCTTAGTGAAACAATCCGCACCCGCTTCGAAACCTGCGGCAGTCGTGTAGACCATTGTGCCATCGGCAAGAGCTGCCTCCGCTTTGAGGTCAATTGCTGCGTTTTCTACCGACAATTTGATACCGTGTTTTGTCAGAAGTGCGTTGATTTTATCTTTTAGGACGCTCATTTGTAACTGTGTTAATTGAAGTAATGTGCTTTTACTCATAAAAAAAGTCATAAACTAAAATTTATTTAATACTTTCGGCCAATGAAAATAGCCATAGTCACTTGCCTAAATGAAAGGCCACAAATCAGCGAGATACTTTTTAAATGTGCGAAGCGGTTAGGTCTGCCAATCTTCGCTGGTGTTTCAAATCAGCAAGACTTTGATTTGGTTGACCGACATAACCATCACCCAATAATGGCCGACAACATTTTGACGGGTGACAAATGGAACAAAACATTACAATCCGCTCTAAGTGCTGACGAAAACTTTGAAGCGTTCTTAATTATGGGCGATGACGATTCGTTAAGCGACATCGGCCTGAACCTTTTGATTGATGGGATTGAGGCGGGTCATCACTATGTCGGATTCAGAACGAACGCCTATTACAATCTCAGAACGGGCAATGCGATGAAGCATACCTATAAATTCAAAGTCGATAAGTTAATTGGCGCGGGTCGATTGATTTCACGAAAGGCGGTCTGTGATACTTGTTTACGTCAGGACATAATAATGAAACGTGAACTACACGGAATGAATATTGGTCAGGAGATAGCGGTCCGTACTCACATCGCTCATTACCTATGTGACTACGGTTACGCGAAGGTATCTGCTCCGATGGTT